CGCAGACAGGCTGGCATCATTGAGGTCTACATTAAGGTTGATCTCATTTAGCGCGCTTAGCTGTGCCTCAACCTTTTTAATAGCCCGCTCAATACTGGCCTCGTCATCGAGATTGACCTTAATGTCGATACCGATGTCCTTGACGCGCTGCTCCAGGAGGTCTCGCATCGACTCTAGCGAGTCGCGGTCAAGCTCCACTGGGAGTTCTATCGCATCCAGGTTGACCAACTCGGCGTTTACCCTGGCCAAGGCGGACCGAACGCTACTCAGGTCATCCAGATTGACGCGCAGGGTCAGATCCCGCATGGCTTGCTGAGCGCTGTCGCGGACGGCTCTGGCCTCGGCTGCGGTCTCCGCAGCCTCGCCGTCGTCCAGCTCTACGGCGAGCCTGGTGGTCAGCTCAGGTAGGCGCCGCTCCTCGCGTTCGAGCTGCGCTTTCGCCTCAGCACGGAATGCGCTGGTATCCGGAGTGACCTTGACAAAGATGCGCCCGATGATCTGGTCGGTCATTATTTACCCCCGCCGGTCAGCCGGCCAAAAACATCCCGTAGGGAGACTTTCGTGGTGGGCTTTTTGGCTTTCGGGCGCGGGTACTCGGGGAGCCGCGGTGGTTTCCCCTTGCCCCAGTTACCTGATGCGCGCGTGTTAAGGTTGATTGCATCGAAAACGTTGGCGATCATGTGCCGATCCGCACCCCAGCCGTGATGCTCACGCCCCCCCGCAGCGAGGGCGACTGTCAGGCTGGTGTCAGGAAGTGCCCGCACGGCAGTCAGCACGAGCTCCGGGCTCGGCCCGCGACCCTCCACTACGGCTTCGATATCGATCCCGAAATAGCGCCGTAGGTCTGGGTAGAGTCCGGACCCGTACTGATCAATGAGCCGTGCTAGGCAGATGCTTCCCCCGGCCTGCACCGCTCCCCGTAGGCCGAAAACAGTTCCGCGAGCATGGCGGTGTCGTCGCCAATCTCCCTCAAAAGCTTGTCGGCCGCCGATCGCCGCTCCGCCACGGTGCGGATAATATCTTTCAAGCAGTCGACCTGATCCGCCCCTTGGTCGTTCATTGCCCTCTGCGTCTGCTCCAGGTGCGCCCGCTTCGCCTTGTCCAGGCGCAGTGGGTTGAGCAGCATCACTTTCGTGCCGTCTCCGAGCTTCACCGGCAGGGCCGCGTATTTGCGTTCCACTGCCGCGCGGATGTCGTCTAGGGTCAGGTCGTTTTGATCACTCACGAGCAGCCTGCTTTCGGTTTCGAGACATAGGCCGGAAAGTTTGTTTAGGCGGCGACGCCCGCGACCCAAACTGAGGAGTCCCAGTAGGCCGTGGTGCCGTCCTCTAGATCGACGTACTGGCCCGTAGTCCAGGCCGTGGCGGGAGAGGCGGTGACGCCGGCGAGGGCGGTCAGGTTGTACGGGGTGTCCGCGCCATCTGGACTGAAAGCACCTGGAGTGCCAGCGCTTGCGCCCTCGGCCTCAATACCGCCGATCGGCGTCACCGTGTACGCGTAGGCGTTGGACCCGAAAACCAAGGGCTTGACGCTGAGCGGCAACCCGGCCAGCGACTCAGCATCCGATACGGAAAGGTCGTCCGCACGAAAAATTTCGGCCTTTGGCGCATAGAACGCGTTCGTGCCGTCGTAGAACACAACCAAAAAGGCACATTCGGTTGGCACTGGGGACATTGGCACGCCGAGCGAGCCATCCGCGAGCAGCGGGGCGTTAGAGCCATAGTAGAGCCGGAGGCCGGCGCGGTCGAACTGCTGAAGGGTGAAGGCGAAACTCTCAGTCCGCGGCGCGTACGTCGTGCGCAGCGTTTGCGCCTGGAGGGTTCCGAGCGTCGTAGCTTCGCCACCCTCACTGGTTATGCCGAAGATATCTTCCAGGCTCGTGTGGCCGACGTTCTCCCACATCGAGTCAATGCTGAATAGGTCAGATGGTGCAATGGTGCCCGTTGGGGCGCGGAAGAAATTGCCGGCCCCCACAACAAGGGTCGCGTTATCGTTGAGCATGATCGCTCCCAGGGGTTTGGATTTAGGGCTGCTGCCGGGGCCGGCGAACAGTCACGTCAAATCGGGTCTCGTATCGCCAGACGCCTGCCGGGAGATCCGCGTACTGGACCGGGCCGGTCGCGGTTGCCCAGTCGGGCACGCGTCGGGGCGAGGCGGTCATCGTGAGGCCCACGAAGTGGCCAAGCTCGGGCACGCCGAAGCGGGCACGCCGAGCGCGCATCAACGAGGCGCGCACCGCTTCGGCGAGGCGGCCAGCATCCTCGTCCCCATCGGGGTCCTCGGCATAGGCGTAAATCGCCATGTGAGCGTCGTCTATGAAACGCTCGTCGCCCGCCCAGACGCCATAGCTATCCAGTCTCCGCAGGTGGATAAATGGAAAGGTCTGAGCCATCATAATCAGCGTGCCAGCCTTGACATCCGGCAGGTAGTACGCAAGTGCAGCGAGCAGTAGATCCTCAATCGGCGAAAATTCTTGCGCGGCGATGACACTAGGAGGAAGGCCCGCCACCGTTCGGCACCCCCATCACTCGACCCTTGCGCACCCGAATGCGACGCAGCCGCGTTTTGACCCGCCGACCCCGCTTGATGCCGAGGTTCGCGGCGCGCGTCAAGATATACAGCCCCTCGTGGCCACCGAAAGTGCGACCACTGTCATCAATCAGATGGTCGGCGCGGCCGAACTCAATGCTCAACGCGCCGAAATCGGAATTGCGGTCATCAAGGCCCACATACCAATCCAGGTGACCGTATTCGCGGTCGCGCTCCTGCCCCCAGGTCACCTCAGCGCCACCACCTACGCCCCGGTCGGGCGAGACGGCGCCCGCATCGCGGGCTGCCTGGAGGTTGGCCTGGGCTCGGCCGTAGATGGCGAACGTTTCTCCCGAGAGGTAGAGCTGCACACCATCCAGATCGGCTATGGCCCCCTCAATCTTGCGTCCGGCTACGCGGCGAAAGACCTGGGCCATCACACCTCCGTCGGGGTCAGCGGGCGGCGCCGTAGCGACACCGTCACGTGACGCGTGTGCCGGGTGCCATGGTGATAGGCCGGAGGCGTGACGACATCCCACCGTGAGCCGCGCCACTCCACCTGAGCCCACAGCTCGCAACCGGCCACGTCGTCGCGCACGATCATCTTGACGACGTGGATTTGTTGCTGCCCGGGTAGCTCGGCGCGCGAACTGCGATCAGGGATGAATGCCGCGACCACCACGACGGGGTTGTCCTCATCTACCACGCGCACCCGGTGGCCCCGGCGGTCCGTGACCTCCCTGTACGGATAAACAGTGGCGGACTGACCACGCCTACGCTGCATGGAGGGCATCGGCCTCAGCACCCCCTACGGGGATGCCAGGTGGAGTAGCCGTACCCGTAGCGGCACCCCCCGCTAGGGTGCCAAGTAGAGCAGTCGCAGCCAAAACCCCAGCACTCCTCGTTGAGTGGGAACGGGTCGCCGTCCGTGTTGACCAGCGTGCATTGATGGTGCTTGTAGCGTCGCAGGTCTGTGCGGTAGGCAGTTACCTCGGCGCTCACGAACCCGCCCTGAGCGGCGCCGCCCAGGCGGCGCAAGGTTTCAATTTCAGCGTCCGAAAAAAACGGTGCTCCCGCCTTGTCGCCAAGGTCGGTAAACGCGACCGTTTCATCACCAGCGCGACTTTGGGTCAAGCCATCTAGATTTTTCATGTACCGCGCTACGGCCACCAGCACAAGCCGGCGCACCATCCGGGGTGCCTCCTCGGGGACCGGCCACGCCTGGCCAGCGTGGTAGCGAGCCTCCTCGGACATGTCATCCAGTGCGGCGCCGGCCACGCGCTCCTCGGCTGCCGACATGGTGAAATCGATCCTGCCTTGAACGTCCTCGACCTGGGCAAATGGCTCAGACACTGGACCTCCAGGGGCGGCTACGGGGTGAAGGGGGTGCCCACGCCGGTTGCGGCAACCAGCTGATCAAGCAGACTGCCGGCCGCAGGCGTACCACCCACGCCAGACGGGTCAGCGTTGTTGTCCGCATCCGGCAGCACGTCGGCAGTGGCGTCCAGGTCATAGGCGATGGCCCGGACCAAAAACTCGCCCACCGTATCGCCCTCTCGGATCACGTCCGAGCGGCCAGCGTTCAGCACCACATCCTTGACGGAGCGCACACCGTTGTAGGTGTTAATCACCGACCTCTCAGCGAGAACGGTCGGGTCATAGTCGAGCACCCATCGCGCGGCGACGGATCGTGCGGCAGCGCTGCCGCCAATGCCGCTCTGTGGCACAGAGGGCGCAGCGGTCGACATCACGAACGCGCTCGGCACGAACAGGTAGCCCTGGTCCGCCGGGATTTCCTGGCTGACCACGATATTCATCCCGTATAGGCGCCCGATGGTCGCCTCACGCACGCTCGCTGACGCGATGTCCTGACCCACTGCGTCAGCGAGCACCAGGTGGTCGTCAGCAAGAATCGCCTCTTCGACCGCAGAGCCGATCACGAAGTTCCGCTGGCCGGTCGGCATGCGGAGGCGATTCGCCGCGGCACGCAACTTGATCAGGCTCTGCCGGATTGTCCGCTGGGGCACGCCCGTGCCGCCAATAGTGGCTAGATAGGACTGGCCGGTCACCAGGGCGACCGCCTTGTCCTCCAGCGCCCTGGCGACCGCCTCGGCCTGACTGCGGATAACCCGTGCCCATTCAATGGAGTCCCAGTCCCGCTGTTCGTCCTGGAGCTTGGTGGCCGAATAGGTATTACCCGAGAAAGTCAAGCTGATTTTGCGCTCGGTAAAGGCGTCGAACTGAATTGAGCTGGTCCGCTCGGCGCGGAAGTTCGCGATTTCGTGCGCCGGCAGGATCCCGGGTACCCGTACGTGGACGGTGTCATTCTCGGCGCCTCGGAACTGTTCAAATCCGCTGCGCTGAAAGAGGCCAGGCAGTACCAGGCTCTGCTCGATGACCTCGGCCGCGAGCGCGGCCAGCTTCTGTGGCTTCACGATGGCGTTCAGTGCCATAACTTCCCTTTCGATGCACTAGCGCACTCGCACTAGCGGTTTGAGATAAGAAAGGGGCCGCTTAGAGCAGGCCCTGGCGCATCTTGCGGGCGACCTCAGCCGGGTCGAAGTCGTCGCCGGGCTCGTCGCCCGGGGTTAAACCGCCGCGCAGCGTGCCGGAGAGGGGGAGGGTGTCGCCCCGGTCATCCGGCGGGGTCAGCTTGCGGATTGCCTCGACATGCCCGGTGAGGTCGCCCGGGGTCTCCCAGGTCATCGCCGCGAGGATCGCGGCCTGGTCGTCGGTCAGGCCGCGCGACGCGTTAGCCAGCGCAAGATCGCGCTCCAGCTTGGCGTTTCCCTCACGCAGCTCCTTGACAGCCGCCTCAACTTCCTCGGGAGTCTTGGCCTCTTTAAGGCTGGCCTCGGCCTCACGCAACCGGGTGCGGTAGTTCGCCGCCTCGGCCCGAGTGTCAGCCAGCTCTTTCTTTGCCCAGTCGGGCAGCGAGTCAGTTGAGGTAACCGGGAGCGCCTGGCCCTCGGGAGTGGTGTCACCATTCGTGTCGGGACCGTCTTCCGGCATGCGTCACGCCTCCTGGGCGCTCTGGGCAGCCTCCCGGGCCGCCTTGCGGATGGTGTAGTGGTAGCGGCGCCACGCCTGGCGGGCCGCCTCGCCGCGGAGTCCACGCGTGACCCTCGGCCACAGCTCGGCGTACTCGCGGTTAAGTGCGTACAGATCGCTTTCGTACTGCTCACGGGAGAACACCGGCTCCACAGAGCACTTGCAGTTGTCGTGATAAAGGTCGCCCTCGTCGAACCGGCGCTTCTCGGCCGATCTATAGACCGGGCCGCGACTGATCAACATCGCGCACCAGTCGCACGGCGTCCCGGTGAGGCTGACACGGATGTATCCCAGGACCCGGCGATCCCGCTGGGCGAGGTCCCACACCTTCGAGCGGGCACCGCCCATCGCCACGCGCTCGCTGCTCGCGGCCTGCCGGATGCCAGCCAACCGGTGAGCCTCCCGACGCGCCTCGTCCGCCTGACTGGCTGGGATGTCGGGCTGGAGGTCGCGCACCTTGCGCCGCATCGTGCCGAGGCCAAGGTTGGCGAGAGCTGCCCGGATCTCGGCCTCAGCGGCACGCTCCAGGCGCGCATCGGCTGCACGCCAACCGGGGAGCCGGACAACCCTGACCGTGGTAGCGCCGAGCTGTGGCCGAGGGTCA